TGCAATAACAGGAACTACAGGAAAAGATGGAAACTTTGAAGAGGTAAAACTAGGAGATATTCAAGTTAAATACAACACTGCAAGTCAGGGAACTGGATCTATAAATAATATTCTCGATGTTTATCCGTGGCTACAAAGTTATCTTGGAGCGTATATGTTAGGTGGTGCTGGCAGTTTCCAACTAAGGGCGGTTAGAGGATAATGGCAGGACAACTAGATTCACTATTAAAAAACGTAGCCAAACAGGTGGTGTCTCAACTAGGAGACTCATTAGACACAACTATTGTTTACACTCGGAAATTATCAGCTTCCTACAACACATCTACTGGTGCAGTAACTACTAGCGATACTTCTTACACAATAAAAGTTCCTGTAGAGTTTATACAATCTACAGAAGAAACAGGATTTCAGGAAAACGTAGCTAGAATTTTTATAACACCCGATCTTATAGGAGACAGCCAACCGTTACTATCGGATGAGGTTACTCTTACATTTTCTGGATCGACCAGAGTTGCAAAAATTACAGATGTAAGAACTTTGCGTGGCGGTCAGGAATATTTATTCAGAGTTGACGTTATTTTCTAATGACTTTAGTAAACGCACGAGCAGCATTGGAAACAGCAATCAAAAACGCAGTCACAACTGCTGACAACACAGTGACAGTTGTGTTCGATAATATGCCCTTTACAACTCCAGGTAAAAACAAAAAGTATGTAATGGTAAGTTTAGACTTTGACCAATCAACAACTCAACCTCAAGGTGCAGCTACAGATTATTACGCAGGAACAATTAGATGTGCGATTATGACACCATCTAACAAAGGAAGTGCAGTAGCTTCTGCTATAGCCGAATCAGTAATTGATGGAATGACATCAGTAAATGCTTCTGACTATTCAGATACTTTTTCAGTAACCCCAAGAGTCAGTCAGATAAGCGGTCCAACATCTGTCACAAACGATAATCAAAGTCATTTTATAAGCGTAGTAAACTGCAATTTTACGGCTAATGGCTAAAGACATAAAATTTTTAGTTGATGATTTAGAAAAAAGTTTTCTTCAAGGTAAAGGGGCAGCAGCATCAACTATTGCTTTTTCTTTAGCAAATCGAAGTCCGATATGGACAGGAACTTTTAACAGATCATGGAAAATTCAAAAGAATACACCTGTAGCTCCTACAAAACCTAGAGATGAAACGGGAGCAAAAGCTTTAGTCAGAACTGCTTTTACTAGAATACAAAAAAGAGAACCAGTAATTAAAACAAAATTATCGGAAATTTTATACATAGGAAACGAGACTAAATATGCTGGTTTTGTAATAGATGAAGAACCAAGTCCTTACGATGGAAGAATGTATCGTCAATCTTTTGAGGAAGGGTACAATACAACACCAATACCTAATCAACCTGATTGGTACGATGTTTACTTATTAGGAGATTACTTATTTCAAGATCTTGAAAAGGGTTTTCAATCTGCTGGTTTTACTTCTGGTGCAACATTTACATACGGAAGTAAGATGCTGCCTGGTGGGGATAGTTATTTAAGCAGATAAGACAATAATTAGACTTTGAGTTATACTACAAGAATAGATATACATTTTTATGGCAACAGAAAGAGCAATCGACAAACTAAAGAAAGCCTTTAGTGTCGAAGAACGCAGTAACTACTCCATCTTTAAGGGAGAGGAACTAATCCTAAAAATATTCTGGTCGCCTCTTACAATAGCTGATAGAGATACTATAAACAGTACACTAATAGCTATGAATAAAGGACAAGAAGAAGGAAGTCTTGACTTTGCACTACAAGTTATACTAACAAAAGCAGAGGATGAATCAGGTGCAAAAATGTTTACAGCAGCAGACTTACCAGCGTTAAGGAGAGAAATACCTTTATCTGTTTTGTTAGACATAATGACTAAGATGCAAGGAGTGGGCGAGGAGGAAAGCCCCGATGCCGTAAAAAGCTAAAATAAAAGAAGATAGTTTTGTATATTTACAATTCTTTATTGCAGAGCAACTAGGATACACATTTAAAGAGTTAAGAGAAAGAGTGTCTGTCCAAGAACTATACGGATGGAACGCTTACTTTACAATTAAAGCTGAACGGGAAGAAGAAGCCTACGAAAAAGCAAAAAGACAAGCCCAAGTTCGTAAAGTACGCTAAACTTCTAGTATCTGTATATTCTGCAAAAATCAGTGGCATCTGAGTATAGCGTAAATATAAGCTTAAATACTAGAAAAGCAGAGGATGGTCTTAAGAAGTTACGCACACAGATAGATGGATTAGGAACTAAAAAAGGTAGACAAAGTAAGCAATCTTTAACTGACGCAGAAAAATTAATAAAGCAACAAGTCCAAGCTCTGACTGTAGAAAATAAAGCATTAACAACTAGAGGCAGTTTAATAAAGTTAGAGCAAAAAGGTATTAAGTTTAAAAGCCAACAGGCAAGATTAGACAAAGCTATAACTGCTGCACAATCAGGTCAATTTGATTTTGCAAGATTACAGATACAAAAAGCTCAAAAAGGAATAAATTTAGCAAATAATAGACTTGCAGCCGAAAGAAAAATAACTTCTGAAACTGCTAAACAAAGACAAGCATTTTTAAGAGGAGCACCTACAGGATTTACAGCAGCACAGTTTGGACCTCAGATGGCTCCAACTAAGGGAGCAGGACAAGCTGCAATGAGTATTGACACAATACTTAAACAACAGCAAAAAAGATTAGGTTTTGAAACCCAGTTAAGAAAGTTAGAAGCTCAAGGTGTAAATACATCAAAGATAAGAGTAAAGATGGGCAAACTGGTAGATGCTCAAAATGCTAGAAACTTCGGAACTATAAAAATTTTAAATAGTGAAATAGGCAAAAGTATAACTAAAGAAACCAGTAAACTAAATATTTTGAGGCAACAAAATAGAGAACGATTACAAGGAAATAGAATGTTAGTAGGCGAGTCAGTTGCTCAAGGAGCATTTAGTAGATTATCTGATCGACAATCCAGAGATGTATCGGGTAATAGAACATTTATGAATAATCCTTTTGCTGGTTTTATGGGTAGAAGGTTTGGCACAACAAGAGGATTTGATACTCAAAGTGCGTTGATAAGTGGTGGTTTTCCACTTTTATTTGGGCAAGGTCCAGTTGGTGCTGCTGCTGGTGCATTGGGCGGTGGTATTGGTGGAATGTTTGGACAGATGGGTGGTTTTGCAGGAGGTATCGCAGCCACAGCAATAGTTCAACAATTATCTAACGTAGTAAATGGAGTAAAAGAATTAGCTGAATCATTAACAACTTTAGATGGTCAATTTAATTTACTTACTGAAAAATCATTATTTAGCACTAAAGAAGCAGAAAATAGAGCAAAAGTATTACAGTCTTTAGGAGAACGAGAAAAACTGGCTACATTAATAAGTCAAGAATTAGCAAATGTATTAGGACAAGATGGAGCAGATAAATTAAGACGAGCAGGAGAGGCTTCTAAAGAATTAAATAAGACAATAGCAGAGCTTACTATAAATTTACAGTTAGCTTTAGCTGGTCCTATAGCTCAGTTTTTAAAACTTGTAAATCAAGTACTAGATCAAGGAACTTCTATTTCTCTAGGTCAAGGAAAAGGCACAGTTAATTTAGGTCCAGGCGAAGAAAAGTTTCTCAGAAGTTTTAGTGGTGTGTTAGCGAATATGAATCAATCCCAGATTGATAGAATACTGAGAGCAGAAATAGGAACTAATGTAGAGGGATTACAAATAACAAATGAAAGAAGGCAAGCTATAAGAAAATTTGATTTAGCTAGACAAACTAATCCTGCTGGACTAGATGCGTTTATGGGAGGAGGTAGTAGTTTTGCAGGAGGCAAGACACCTCTAGAAGTTGATGCTGCCAGAGTTGCCAGTGCTCAGAAAAAAGTAAAAGCTATGCAAAAAGAAGTAGAGTTTTCCAAATTAGTTGTAGAAGAGGGTTTAAAAGAGGCAGATATACAAAAACAAATACAATCCATAACTGAAAACTTAAACGAGGAAGAACTAAAACTTCTCGATACACAAGGATTAAGTGTAAGAGCTTTAGTAGAAAAGAACAATCAGGCCAAACAGTTAGTAGAAAATGCGAGAATGATTGAACAATCATTTAAGAGTTTGACCCAAAATATAAGTACAGATTTAGCACAAGGAATACAGGGATTAATCCGTGGAACGTCAACTCTAAATGATGTACTTAACAATGTATTGAACAAAATGATAGATGCTGCATTTAACATGGCTTTCTTTGGTAATGCAAGCGGAACTTTAACCAAAGGATTAGGTTTATTTGGTAGTTTATTTAGTGGATTTTTAGCAAATGGAGGGCCAGCAAAAGCAGGAAGATCTTACATTGTAGGAGAAAAAGGACCAGAGCTATTTACACCAGGTGTTAGTGGAATGGTCACACCCAACAGTCAGATGGGAGGGTCAACAAACATAGTTGTAAATGTAGATGCTTCTGGATCTAATGTAGAAGGAGATGAAGAAGAGGGAAGGCAGTTGGGCATTGCATTGTCAGCAGCGATAGAATCAGAATTAATTAAGCAGAAAAGACCTGGAGGTTTACTTGCATAATGGCTACTTTTCCATCAATCACACCAACATACGGACAACAGAAAAGATCCGCACCAAATACTAGAACAGTTCGTTTTGCTGATGGCTATGAACACAGAATATTATTTGGACTTGCTGCTCATCAAAATCCAAAAGTTTATAACTTTACTTTCAACGTATCAGAAACAGATGCAGACACCATAGAAGGATTCCTTGATAGTCGTGCCAATGATAGTGCCAGCTTTACTTTCACTCCACCAGGAGAAGGTTTTACAAAAACAGGAACTTACTCTCAATCAGGAACTACAGTAACAATTACAATTACAAGTCATGGTGTAGCTGTAGGAGATGAACTTACTATTGACTACACTTCTGGATCGGCAACTGATGGTACATTTCTTGTTGCCTCTGTTACTGATTCCAACGTATTTACTGTTACTGCTGCTGCCAGTGCTACTAATAGTGGAAATGTTTCTATTACTTTATCGGGTGCTGGTCAATATGTTTGCGAAAACTGGACAAAATCTATACCATATAACAATAGAGCCACAGTACAAGCAACATTTAGAGAGGTGTTTGAACCATGAGCAGTTCTGCTATTGTTAGCAATCTTCAGAACATAAACCCATCATCGGTAATAGAATTATTTACACTTGCACTAGATAACAGCCTCCATGGAGCGACCACAGTTTATAGATTCCATGCTGGCTCATCTTTGAAAGATAACGGAGAAGTGGTCTGGGCAGGGAACACATACCAAAGATTTCCTGTAAAAGCCGAAGGTTTTGCGTTTACAAAAGGACAATTACCTCGCCCCACTTTGACAGTAAGTAATGCACTAGGAACAATTACATCTATACTGCTTACAGTAAATGCCACAACTACTGGAAATGATCTTACTGGTGCAACTGTTACTCGTATCAGAACTCTTGCCAGATTTATAGATGCTGTTAATTTTCCTGGAGACATAAATCCTTATGGAACACCAGATTCTACAGCAGAATTTCCGCAGGAAATATATAAGATAGACAGAAAATCAGCAGAAAATAGAGAGGTAGTTCAGTTTGAATTAGCAGCAGTTTTTGATCTTGCTGGTATTCGTGCTCCTAACAGACAATGTACTAGAGCAGAATTTCCATCAGTAGGTACAGTTGTAGGATGAATTGGAAAGAAGCTGCACTTAATCACGCTGAAGTTGAAGATCCAAAGGAATCTGTTGGACTTTTATTAAACGTCAGAGGTAAAGAAAGGTATTATCCTTGCCGTAATCTTTCTATGACAGCACATCAATGTTTTATTCTCGACCCAGAAGATTATGTAAAAGCAGATAATTTGGGAGATATAGTTGCTGTTGTTCACAGTCATCCATCAACTCCAGCTATAGCTAGTCAGGCAGATAAAGTTAGTTGTGAACAAAGTGGACTACCTTGGCACATCGTAAATCCAAAAACAAAACAGTGGGGATATTATGAGCCACAAGGATACGAAGCACCTTTGCTAGGCAGACAATGGGTATGGGGTGTAACAGACTGCTGGTCTTTGGTTCGTGACTACTACAAACAAGAAAAGGGAATAAAGCTAAAAGATTATGAAAGACCTATAACTCCAGAGGAGTTTATGAAAGATCCTTTATTTGAAAGTTACGCTTGGAGAACAGGATTCAGAGAACTAAGACCAGATGAAAAGTTAGAGTCTGGAGATGTCTTATTGATGAGTATTTTAGATTCAACTTTAAATCATGT